TATCAATACGAACACGTTGCAGCAAGTCAAACCGCACAAGTGTTAGGCGGCACAGGCGCAGTTGGTGACTATTTACATCGTTTAATTTGTACTGTTGCCACAGCAGCAACAGGTGGCGTTACCATCGTCGATGGCTCATTCTCGCACGTTCTTTTGCCAGCATCAGCAGGAACAGGCGTTAACGTCTACAACATTGAAGTAAACGCTATTTCTCGCACTGGGCCGTGGAAAATCACAACTGGCGCAGGCGTAGAAGTAATAGCTGTTGGCATTTTCAGCGCATGATCGTAGCGAGCGTATTGCGGTCAGGCGGTGATTTTAAGCCTGAACACGTTTACGCCTTGCAAAAGATGTGCGCTAAGTATCTGCCACCGCATGAGTTTGTGTGTCTGTCTGACGTTGAGTTAGAGTGCAAAACTATCCCTTTGCTGCATGATTGGGTTGGTTGGTGGGCAAAGATGGAGTTGTTTCGGCTACCAAGTGCGCTGTATTTTGATCTCGACACGGTGCTAACTGGTGACTGTACGGCGATGATCGAGGCGGCAAAGCAGCACGATTTTGTGATTATGCGTGACGTTTACAGGGGTCAGTACAACCCCAAAGCAATGCAGTCGAGCATGATGTTCTGGTCGAAACCTGTTGATTTGTACGACAAGTTTGCAGCACTACAGATGTACACGGCGGGTGGTGACCAGGCTTACATTGAACACTTTATGCGGGACAAAGTGACGTACTGGCAAGATATAAGCGATGGAATTGTGAGCTTTAAGGCTGATGTGCTGCCCAAAGGGGTAGACGATGCCAAGGTTGTGATATTTCACGGCAAGCCTAGACCGTGGGAACAAACAAGGATACCGTATGAAATTGGTTGAAGGCTGGCAAGTTCCCGATATTGACGAGTGTTGCATTAACGCACTCTTGGTCGAGCTACCAGACTTGAATGTCAGCTATACCCACATGAACCAGTTTCGTACCGTCATTCAGGCAGGCGGCAACATTGGCGTTTATCCCGCAACGATGGCAGGGCAATTTGAGCGTGTCATTACAGTCGAGCCTGACCTGGTCAACTATCAGGCGTTGCTACTAAATGTCGCAGGCCACGCCAACATTGAGCATCATTGGGCTGCATTTGGTGAGAAACAAGGCACAGCATCAGTCGATCACCCATACCCTGAGAATATTGGGGCGCATCAATTAAAGGCTGGCAATGACGTTCGGGTGCTAACAATTGACTCCTTTTGCGTAGATAACTGCGATTTCATCCAGTTAGACATTGAAGGCTATGAGCATCTAGCATTGCTAGGCGCAGAACGCACGATCAAAAAGACACACCCAGTTATCACGCTCGAGCTTAAAGGCTTGGGCAGTCGGTACGGGTACAGCGACGAGGACACAATCAACCTACTCCAAGATTGGGGCTACGAGATTGTCGGGCGGGTAAACCGTGACGTAATTTTTGCGAGATACTAAGATGGAAGCATTGACTGGTGTTCAAAAGTGGCTAAACGTAATCAGCCAATACGACAATGAGTTCAAAAAATGGGAAGCTCGCACAAATAAGATTGTGCGGCGCTACCGTGATGACAACCGTAATCAAAACACGAACGAAACCGCTAAATTCAACATTTTGTGGTCTAACGTACAGACGCTGATTCCTGCGGTATATGCCAGGCTGCCAAAGGCTGACGTATCTCGACGCTTTGGCGATAACGACCCAGTTGCCCGTGTTGCTAGTCAGTTGATCGAACGTGCCTTGGACTTTGAGATCGAGCATTACACCGATTTCAGATCGACCATGAAACACGCAGTTGAGGACAGGTTCTTGGGTGGTCGAGGCGTGGCATGGGTTAGGTACGAGCCGCACGTTCGGGCGCAAGACATTCCTGAAGATGGGCTGCAAGTGACCGAAGATGTAGACGAGCCTGATCAAGTCAGCGATCAACAGGTTAAGACCGCCATGACGCTTGATGGCGCTATGGGTGAGGAAATCGAGCCACAAGAGGAAATTGAGTACGAGTGTGCGCCTACCGATTACGTTCATTGGAAAGACTTTGGACACTCTGTAGCCCGTACATGGGAGGAAGTCACTCAAGTCTGGCGCTGGGTGTACATGACCAAAGATAGCCTCATCGAACGATTTGGCGAGGAAACGGCTAAATCCATTCCGCTAGATGCAGGGCCTGAAACCAACAAGCAATATTCAACACAATCTAAAGACTTCACACGGGCTAAGATTTGCGAGCTATGGGACAAAGAAAGCGGCAAGGTGTACTGGATCAGCAAGAGTTGCCCAAACATTCTTGACGAACGTGACGATCCGTTAGAGCTTGAGAACTTCTTCCCGTGTGCCAAGCCTTTGTACGCCACGATGACGAGCGATACGCTTGTGCCTGTGCCAGACTTTGTGCTGTATCAAGACCAAGCCACAGACCTAGACATTTTGACTGACCGCATTGACGGGTTAGTTAAAGCGTTGCGTGTGCGTGGGGTCTATGACGCATCACAACCCACATTGCAGCGTCTTTTGACTGAGGGCGATAACAACACGTTGATTCCTGTCGATAAGTGGATGGCGTTCTCTGAAAAAGGTGGATTAAAAGGGTCGATTGACTTGTTGCCAATTGATGTGATGGCGGCAACGCTCATGCAATGCTATCGAGCAATGAATGAAATCAAAACCCAAATCTATGAAATTACAGGTATTAGTGACATTATTCGGGGACAGGGACAAGCCTCTGAAACCGCCACGGCACAACAGATTAAGGGTCAGTATGCAGGACTGCGCTTGCGCTCGATGCAAGAAGATGTTGCCCTGTTTGCGAGTGAGCTATTCCAGTTAAAAGCCCAAGTTATCTGCACTAAGTTTCAACCCACCACGATCCTTATGTACGCTGCCGCACAAGGTATGCAGCCGGCAGATCAGGCGCTAATCCCACAGGCGTTGCAGTTAATCCAAGACAAGCCTTTACGCTCGTTCCGCATCCAAGTGGACTCAGACAGTCTGGTGCAGATCGACGAGAACCAAAACAAACGTGAGCGAGTTGAGTTCTTGCAAGCAATGGGTGGGTTCTTAACGCAAGCGTTGCCGATGGGTCAACAAGCGCCAGAGTTAGTGCCGATGCTGATCGAATTGGTCAAGTTTGGCGTTGGCGCATACAAGAAAGCCGCACCGATTGAGGGTACGATTGACCAAGCTATGCAACAGTTGCAAGAAAAACAGCAAATGATGGCGCAACAGCCACCACCGCCAAACCCTGAAGTCATGAAGATGCAGGCAGAGCAGCAGTTTGAGCAAATGAAAATGCAAGCTCAAGCCCAAAACGAGCAGATGAAAATGCAGGCAACGGCGCAGGCTGAACAATTGAGGGCGCAAGCAGATATTCAGGTTGCCCAAGCCAAAGCACAGGCAGATGTGCAGATGGCACAAATGAAGTTGCAAGCAGATGCCCAACTTGAGGCGCAAAAACAACAATATATGCAGGCAATGGAACAAGCCAAGTTGCAAGCTGCCGAAGAATTGGAAAAGTGGAAAACAGAGCTAGAGTCTGCAACCAAGATTATGGTGGCTAGGATTGGGGCGAACCCAGGCTTAGACTTGCCTTTACTTGAGGCGCAAGAGGCTGCAAGCACTAAGATTGCTGCCGAACTGGGTGACAATGTGACGCAAGCCATGAACCGCATGGTTCAGATGCACGACAACATGAGCAATATGCACAACACCGCAATGGATAAAATCAATGGCGTGATGACTGTTATTGCAGCGCCTAAGAAGATTATCCGTGGCGCAGACGGGAGAGCCGCAGGGGTTGAGCTTGCATGAACGGGTATTGGGACACCGGAACGTGGGACGATGCCACATGGGACTATGTACCCGTCCTAATTGACGTTGACACCCACGATGGCGTTGATCGCAAGAAAAAGGAAGAAGAACACCGAAAGGCAGAGGCAGCAAAGGCAAAAGCAAGGCGAGATGAGGTTTTAGCGTTATTTGAGCAAATAGTAGAGGGTAAACCAAGGATTGCAAAGGAAATTGCAGAACCGTTTGTCATTGAGGCTACAGCCCAAGCGCCAGCGGTAATCAATTACGATGCAATGTTGGCTGATTTAGATCGGGTAAACCGGATTTACAACGAACACATAGAAATGGATGATGAGGACGTTATAGCTCTG